AGAGAACTACAGGACTCTATTTAGGCTCTCCGACTCCCAGAATCCACTCTAAACTCTTAGATCTACCGTCACGCGGTCAGGATCTAATCGATTTTGCCGATTCCATCAAGCTTCCGCTTCTACCTTGGCAGCGATGGGTAGCTTTAGAGGCTCATCGGTATAAGCCCGATGGACGCTGGGCGCACCCTTTAGTAACTGTCGTCGTGGCGCGCCAGAATGGTAAGACTACGCTTATGAAGATTAGAGCTCTGGCTGGGCTCTTCTTATGGCATGACGGACTCCAGATCGGAACAGCTCATCGACTTACTACATCGCTGGAAACTTTTCGAGACATCGTAAACATCATCGAAGAGAACGAACATCTGGCCAGACAAGTAAAGCGAATCCGCTGGGCGCATGGATCAGAAGAGATCGAACTTAAATCCGAGTTCGGCGGCGGTCGGTACATGGTTAAAGCTGGCGGCTCAGCTGCTCGCGGTATTTCCAAGCCCGAGACCGTCTTCGTTGATGAGACGAGAGAGCTTAAAGACGAATCGACGTGGGCTTCTCTGCGTTATACGATGATGGCCGCAAAGTCGCCGCAGCTCTGGACGCTATCGAATGCGGGAGATCAACATTCCATCGTTCTTAATCAGCTGCGCGAGCGTGGCATGTCCGCAGCTAAGGGCGACGACATTGCTTACTATGAGTATTCGTCTAATTACGAGAAGATCGACGATTCGCCCGCGTTCTGGAAAGGCGCGGCGATGGCTAATCCAGCACTCGGACACACTATCCACATCGATAACATTCGGGCCGTTCTTAATGATCCGCCAGATGTCGTAAAGACAGAAGTTCTCTGTAGATGGGTAGCTACTATCTCGGCAGCTATTCCCGCCGAAGAGTGGAATCAGTGTGCAGAAGAAGGCTTGGAGCTTGATCCAGAGAAGACGACTTGGCTGGGCATCGACGTAAGTCCGAATCGTCGCGACGCGGCATTAGTCGCAGCTCAACAGATCGACGACGAGCGGTTCTTCGTGAAGCTCTTACACACTTGGCATAATCCGATAAACCTTGACGATAAAGCGATCGCGAACGACATCGCTCCCTATGTAAAGCAGTATCCAGTCGAGACGGTCGCGTATTCTAAGAGAACGGCTTCGGCTATAAGTGCGCGGTTAGTTCCCGCTGGGATACCTATCTCAGACATCGACGGCGCACTGTACGGCCAAGCTTGCGACGAATTGTTAGGAGCGATCACATCGAAGAGATTACGACACGACCCGAAACAGACAGAACTCTCCAAGCAGATCTTATCAGCTGCGAGACTTCCGTTCGGAGATGGTGGCTGGACTATCGGGCGGAGAGCTTCTCAGTCGACTGTATGCGCGACGGTTGCGACAGCCTTAGTCACTCATTACGCGACACGCCCACAGACGGATCTTGACATCATGGTCGGCTAGGTGTAACGGCTTCTCTAGAATTGCGCCATGGGATTATTCGATCTATTCGTTCCGACGGTTAAAGCTGCCGCCGCTCCAGCTTCTTCGATAAACATCGAAGCGGCCGAATCGCTGTATCCAGTTAACACTCTTAACTCTCTCGGCGGTTATTACTTTATGGGTAATCAAACCGCTACACGTACCGAAGCGATGGGCGTTCCAGCTCTAGCTCGCGCGCGCAACATTATCTGTACGACTATAGGATCTTTCGAGATGCACACTCGTAACGTAGCAACTGGCGAAAAAGTTCAACAGCCGCGCGTGATTAATCAGCCAGATCCACGCATCGCGGGATCGGCGTTCTGGTCATGGCTCGCAGAAGATTTACTGTTTACGGGTTACGGCTATGCGCGCGTAATGGCTCGTTATGCGGACACTGGAAGAATCCAAGCGATGGAGCGAATCGATCCTGTTCGCGTAACTGTTACGACAAACGCGAACGGAACAGAGATCGACGGTTATGCTGTCGATGGAATGCCAATCGATCCAAGCGAATTAGTCGTCTTTACTGGACTCGATGAAGGAATCCTAAATCGCGCGGGACGTACTATTCGCGCAGCTTCGGCATTAGAAAAAACAGCTTACGACTTCGCAATCAATCCGAATCCACAAACGATTCTAAAGAACTCTGGCGTCGCACTTCCGAAAGATCGTGTAGCTGCATTAGTAGCAGCGTTTAAGAATCGCACTTCTAAAGCTGTTACATTCTTGAACGGTGACGTATCGATCGAGACTGTCGGTTATGATCCTAAGAATCTTCAACTAAACGAAGCTCGTGGCTATTTAGCCCTGGAGTTATGTCGCGCCGCTGGTCTTCCAGCTTATTTTGCAAGTGCAGAGCCAAACAGTTTTACTTACTCTAATGCAGTAAGCGAACGTCGTTCTCTTATCGATTATTCGCTGCGTCCGCTTATGACAGCGATCGAGCAGCGTTTATCTTTATCGGACTTTACTCCCTTGGGTCAGGACGTAAAGTTCGATCTAGATGATTTCTTACGCGGTAATCCAATGGAGCGCGCGCAAGTTTACGAAATCCTAAATCGAATTGGTGCGATGAGCATCAATGAAATCCGCGAAGAAGAGGATCTACTTCTATGAAAATAACTACACCTATGAACATCACAGCGGCAGATTCTAACTCGCGCACAATTAGCGGGCGCATCGTCGCATTCGATGAAGAAGCGAACGCATCAACTGGAAAAGTCGTATTCGCTAAAGGTTCAATCCAGCCAGCTCCAGTAAAGCTTAACTTGGAACATGATCGCACTCGTCCAATCGGTAAAACTTTAGACATGACACTAAACGAAGATTCGATCGACGCAGTCTTTAAGATTACAAATACTACAGCGGGAACAGATGCACTAACCGAAGCGATGGACGGACTTCGCGATGGATTCTCTATCGAGTTAGCTGTAGACGATTACATCATGCTAAAGGACGGCACTATGCGCGTTCTAGCTGGAGAATTAACTGGCGTCGCACTCGTTACAGAGCCAGCGGTACGTTCTGCTCGCGTTAGCGAAGTCGCAGCAACAGAAGGCGAAGAAGTCGCCGAAGAGATTTCCGATTCCACAGTGGAAGAGGAAGTAATACCAACAACAACAGAAGGAGACGAAGTGGACAACACCGTCACAAACGCGGAAACCGTCGAGACGGTCGAAGCTGCTCAGTCAATCACAGCCGCAGCGAAGCCAATCGTAGGCGGATCATTCACTAAGCCACGCTTGGAGTTCACAGCTGCCAAGTACGTGGAAAACACAATCCGCGCAGCGATGGGCGACGATCAAGCTCGCCAGTACGTTTTAGCTGCGGATAACACAACAGATAACGCGGGTCTCGTACCTACTCGCCAGATGGCAGAAGTGGTAAACGGACTTTCGACATCGATCCGTCCATCTATCGACGCGATCTCTCGTGGAACTCTTCCAGATGCGGGAATGTCTTTCGAGATTCCTAAGATTACCCAAGCTCCTACAGTGGCAGTAACAGCCGAAGAAGGAACTCCATCAGAGACAGATCAGAACTCAGCTTTCATCACTGTAGACGTTAAAAAGTTCGCGGGACAGCAGACTTTCAGCGTGGAACTCTTGGATCGTACTTCTCCAGCATTCTTCGAGGAGCTAATCCGTAACATGGCAGCAGCTAAGGCTAAGGCCGAGAATGCTTACGTAAACGGTCTTCTAATCTCAGGAGCAACAGCAGACGGAACTACTACATCGACTTATCCAACAGCTGCAGAGCTTCTTGGAATTGTCTCTCGTGGTGCTGCTTCTGTTTACGCTGCTACAGCTGGTCTTCCACGTCCATTCGCTAAGTCACTTATCGCATCGACTGGCCAGTGGGCTAACATCATGACTCTGAACGATTCAGGACGTCCGATTTATAACGCTTCACAGCCAATGAACGCTGGCGGCGTAGTTCGTCCAGATTCACTAGTGGGAACAGTCGCGGGCTTGGATCTATTCGTAGACCCAACTAACGCGGGCGATGGCGACGGAACTCTTTTAGTCGTTAACCCAGACGCTTACACATGGTACGAAGGACCTACTTTCCGCCTACGCGCGGACGTAATCGCTTCTGGCCAGATCACAGTCGGTTACTACGGTTACGGCGCACTAGCTACGAAGATCGCAGCTGGCGCATTTAAGAATAACAAGGCGTAAACCGAATAAATCAGACATCGACTAGTTCGCTCCCGAGCTAGTCGAGTAGTAGAAGGGAAGAGCTAATGCCAGCAATTATTACAGCTTCACAGCTGCGATCCGTCCTAGGCGTTAGCTCTTCTCTCTATTCGGATTCTTATCTCGATGACATCATCGACACAGCCGAGCAATCGATTCTTCCTTTACTTATTCAGAACACGACGGCGATCGTGGAGTACGAGTTAGAAGCTAACGTAGCCAAGTTCTACACTCGACGGACACACCCTTTCGTCGTAGGACAGTCGATCGTCGTTACTGGACTTCCAGCTCCATTTACAGCTACTCACACTCTTACAGTCGTTACAGATTCTTCATTTTCTGCCGCTCTTACATCTTCGGACGTAACACGTCGCCAGATCATTCCGAACGGAACGGCAACTCTTAGCGGTTATTCAGCTGCGACTCTCTACGTGGGTAACGCGTCGATCGAGTCCGCTATCTATGCAGTATCTATCGAAGTTTTTCAATCTCGCACAGCTGCGGGCGGTCAGATCGAAGGTCTCGACTTCGCTTCGAGTCCCTATCGCATGGGGCGCAGCCTCTTAAATCGCGTCGTGGGCCTCTTGGGTAATTACATCGACGTCGACACGATGGTCGGATAATGACAGCAAGCTCGATCTTAACTAGCGTCCGTACTCCATTAAAGACAGCCATCGCAGGAGTAGCGGCTAACACTTACGACTCAGTTCCAGAGTCGCCCATCGTTCCATTCGCGGCGATCGTCCCGAACGTACCTTATTTACAGCCTACGTTCTTAGGTAAGTCCAACGTCAAGCTAAAAGTTAATTTAGTTATGACTGTGGGCGTAGCAATTTACGATAATCAGAGCGCGCTCGATAACATCGAGAAGCTCGTAATTAGCATTCTGGCGGCTATTCCGTCAGGGTATGAAGTCGGAGACGTATCGAATCCGATTCCATTAAACATCGGAGCGTCGGAGATTCTCGCTTGCGAGATTCAGCTCTCCACCTATTACACCCAAACCAACTAAGGAG